AGGGGTGTGTATGAAACGCTTTTCCGTCCTTTCTCCGTTGGTGGCCATTCTGGCTTTGCTGCTGACTCTGCCCGGCTGCAATGCTGATCCTGTCACCGAGACCTACAAGACCCTCCGAATTGCTGGCGTCACCTATGACGCAACCATGCAGGCCGCAGGCGATGCCTACCGAAGCGGGCGTCTTACTGATGCGCAGAAAGATACGCTCATCAGATACGGCACTGCCTTTTATGGTGCGTGGCATACCGCCCGCGAGGCTCTGGCAACTTATGCCGAAACCGAGAAGCCGGACGCTGTGATGCGTGAGAGGCTTCTTTCGCTTGGCTCTGCAGCCCTCGCAAAGTGGACTACATTCAGAGACTACGCCCGCGATATGGGTGTTCTGATTGAAAGGGGGCAGTGATGAACAACACAGCTGTACTCATTAAAGGGCTGGAACTGGCTGCCAAGTATGGCGTGCCCGCTGTTATTGAGGCCGTTAAGACTCTTGGCAAAGAAAGCGTGACACTTGCTGACATTGCCGAGCTGGAAGGTCTGGTGAAGCGCCCCGAATCGTATTTTACCGATACCCCCGACGAGGCCGCCTGATGGATGAACGTAGCAGCGTTCAGTTTCCGCAGTGGGTTGCGATGATTGCCCCTGTGGCTCTTGCTGTGCTTGGCGGAGTTGTCCGGCAGTTACGCCGCGATGATTGCAGCCTCAGGCGCTTGTTCGTTGGGGCTGTGACCGCTGCCTTCACAGGGGCGGTTGTGCAGTACGGGCTTGCTGATGTTGCTATGCCCGCCAGCTTCAAGGCTGCTGCAATCGGTATGAGCGGATGGGCTGGCGGTGACTTGCTCAAGGTACTTGCTCACAGAGTGTGCAAGGCCGCTGAAACAGTAGGGGGCAAGTAGGATGCCGCCGCGCCCGATGAAACCCTGCAGGCACCCCGGCTGTACCGTGTTGACTCAAGACCGTTCGGGCTACTGTCCGGCACATAAAGAGTTGGCGGAACAGCGCAGGCAAAGACGGCTGGCAGTACAAGATGAACGGCGTGGGAGCGCTGCCAGACGCGGCTACGGGCATAAGTGGCGTAAAGCCCGTGAAGGATTTTTAAGGAACAACCCGCTGTGTGCTGACTGCCTCAAGGAAGGCAAGGCCGTAGCGGCAACGGTAGTTGACCATATCACGCCCCATAAGGGCGATAAGGCTTTGTTTTGGGATCGCAACAACTGGCAGCCGTTGTGCAAGCGCTGCCATGATCTCAAGACAGCCCGCGGCGGATAGCGATGCGGTGTGCGTGCGTCTGTGGCCTGATCCGACAGGGGGGGCGGGGCAAAAGTCTGGCCCCCCTGCACGTAGACCGCTGTTTGCCCTGTAAAATTTATTCGGTCAAAACTGAGGCATTTTTCACCCCCGAAAAGGCAGCCAAAGCAAAAGCCTATTGGGGAGCCTTGGGGAAAGGGTGGCCGAAAGCCTTTCACGAAGTCTTTGGAAAGGGAAGTTGAAAGCCTTTCACGAAGGCTTTGGAAAGGAAAGCCGAAAGCCTTTCGGGAAGTCTTGGCAGAGATGGACCAAGCCTTTCGGGAAATCTTTCAGCAGGGGTTAGCAAGGTTACGCGGCAAGGTCTTCGGTAACGGTGGGTTGAATCATACGGGAAGGCTTGCCGGAATGGTGGATAGCAATACAAAGCGGAGTTTAGAAGATGGCGGGCAAAGGTCAGGGCGGTAGAAAGCGGAAGCCTGAGAGCCTGAAGATAGTTCAGGGGACGTTTCGCAGGGACCGTGCGAATTCATCGGCACCGGATATGCCTAACGGCGTTCCGGGACTGCCTGATATGCTGCCCGAAGGTGCCCGCAGGTATTATGCGGACCTTATTGCCATTCTTGAACCTTTGAAGCTGCTTTATTCTGCGCATTCGCACATGCTTGGTATGCTGGCAATGCGTTTGAATGAAATTGACGAGCTTACCCGCATCATTACGGAAGAAGGGCCGATATACGATAGCGAAAAGTGGACACGCGACGATGACGGTGTGATGCATCGTACTTTGCTGAAGAAAAGTCATCCTGCAGTGAACCAGCGTTCCGAGGCCATGCGCCATGCTCAAAGCCTGCTTGCCGAGTTCGGGCTTTCTCCTGCTGCTGTTTCCAAGGTTACAGCCTTGAACAATAGCGAGAGTAACAATCCCTTTGCCGCTTTTGTCGGGGGTGGGCGCTGATGGCTGCGCGTACCGAACGATTTCCACATGTTAACCGGGGCATGAAGTACGCCCGTGATGTTGTTGCGGGGCGTATTGCCGTGTGCCGGTATGTGCAGCTTGCCTGCCGGCGGCACCTTGATGATCTGGAGAAATCCAGAGACAGAAGTTACCCGTACCGGTTTGACAAGGCCGCTGGCGAGCGGGTTTGTTTTTTCATCAGCCATCTTGTGCATACCAAGGGGGAATGGTCAGGCCGCAGGATTGATCTGGAGCCATGGCAATGCTTCATTCTGACCGTCGTTTTCGGCTGGCTGCGTAAAAAAGACGGTCTGCGCCGTTTCCGTGAAGTGTATCAGGAAGTGCCCCGTAAAAATGGCAAGTCCATCATTACCGGCGGTGTCTCGCTGTATCTGGCCTTTGCTGACGGTGAGGCAGAAGCGGAAGTATACTGCGGTGCTACCTCCAAAGATCAGGCCAACGCGGTTTTTCGTCCGGTAAAGATGATGGCGGAGCGTTCGCCGGGTTTGAAAAGTACGCTGGGGCTGACCGTCATGGCTGCCAGCGTTTCGCGCCTGTCTGACGGCAGCCGTATAGAGCCGGTCATCAGCAAGCCCGGTGACGGTGCAAGCCCGCACGGGGCGATGCATGACGAATACCACGAGCACGCCACATCTGACCAGTTTGACACCATGAAAACGGGTATGGGGGCACGCCGCCAGCCTGTGCAGTGGACGATTACCACGGCGGGTTTCAACATCGGCGGTCCCTGCTATGTGTACCGGCAGCGTGCTGTCGAGGTGCTGCAGGGCACAATCAGCAATGATGAGATGTTCGCCGTTATCTACACCATAGACGAGGGTGACGACTGGACGAGTTTTTCCAGCTGGATCAAGGCCAATCCCAACTATGGAGTTTCTGTTTATCCTGAATTTTTACGGGCGATGCACCGTGATGCCATGCAGGATCTTTCCAAGCAGGGAGCGCTGAAAACAAAGCATCTGAATTTATGGTGTCAGGCAAAGGCCGCTTGGATGGACATGGAAGCATGGAAGGCATGCGCTGACCCTGCCTTGAGCCGGGAACAGTTCAAAGGCCGTACATGTTTTGTGGGTATTGACCTTGCCAGCAAGACAGACATTGCCGGTCTTGTCTTTCTGTTTCCGCCTGAAGGTGAAGACACCCGATACACCGTTTTCGGGGACTGGTTTCTGCCGCGGGAAACAGTCGATCTGTATTTCAATGAGCATTATCAGACATGGGAAATGCAGGAGCACCTGCATGTAACGGACGGCGCAATCATCGATTATGATGAGATTGAAGAAGTCCTGCTTGATGCTGCCCGCATTTTTGACATTTGTGAGGTGGCATACGACCCGTACAACGCCACACAGTTCACCACCCGCATGATGAAGGCGGGCATGAACATGGTCGAGTTTCCGCAGACCGTGGCCAACATGTCTGAGCCAATGAAGGAGCTGAAGGCCAAGGTGCTTGCCGGGCAGTTCCGACACAGCGGTTGTCCCGTGATGACGTGGATGATGGGCAATGTGGTGGCGAAGGAAGATGCCAAAGACAATATTTATCCGCGTAAGGAAGCCCAGAGGAACAAAATAGACGGACCTGTTGCAGCCATTGTGGCCATGGCTCGTGCCATGGCCGGTAAGCCGGAAGATAACACCGTCACACAAGGGTTTGTGGTGCTGTGATGTTTGGATTTGGCAAAAACAAGCAGCTCCGCGAACAGGTTGAGCAGCTACAGACTCAAGTTGAGACTCTACGGAACGAGACAAAAACGTTTTCAATAGCAGACGCTTCTTCATGGAACGACTTTGTGCACGGTGGAGCTGGCTCTTCATACCGCACGGCAATGAGTATTTCCGCTGTGTTTGCCTGTGTGCGTCTGATTGCCGGGGCTGTGGCGAGTGCGCCTTGTCGCGTGTATCGGCGCGGGCCTGATGAACAGCGCCGGAATGCATATTCGCACCCCTTGGCGGAGCTGCTGCGTATTTCCCCTAATGAATACACCACAGCGGCAACCTTCTGGCGGACCCTGATTTCCAACAAGGTGCTGAACGGCAACGGTTATGCCTACATAAACCGCACCCGTAACGGTGTGGTTGCCGGGTTGCATCCGTTGCAGGCTTCACAGGTTGCCCCGTTCCAAGCATGGGAGCGCGGCCTTGATGCAAAGACAGGGTGCAGCAGCTTCCGTCTGTTTTACGAGGTGACGCTTGATGACGGGCGTTTCACCGTAGTTGATCAGGATGACATGCTGCATGTTCCGAATATCGGGTGGGATGGTCGGCGTGGTTTGTCCACCATTACAGCAGGTGACAGGGCGCTCGGCCTTGCCGGTTCCGCAGAAGATTCTAGCGCAGCCTTTTTCAAGCAGGGTATGCAGTCAAATATTGCCATTAGTTATGACAAACAGATGGCTCCGGAGACGATCGCGCAACTGAAAGCGCACATAGAAGAGCGGTTGCAGGGCAAAAGCAACTTTCACAAGCCGCTTATTCTGACCGAAGGGGGCAAGGCCACACAGCTTTCTATGAATGCCGCCGATGCTCAACTTATCGAATCCCGCAGATTTTCCGTCATTGATATCTGCCGCTTTTTCGGCGTGCCGCCGGTGATGATCGGCGAGTCTGAAAAGTCGAGTTCTTGGGGTTCCGGCGTAGAACAGATGGCCCGCTGGTTCACCATGTTTTCCATGAATGACCATTTTACAGCGGTGGAGCAGGAGCTTGAGCGCAAGTTGTTCCGCGCTGACGGGCATTTTGCAGAATTTGACGAATCAGAACTGACACGCGGTGACACAAAAACCCGCCATGAGTCCTATCGAATTGCGCGAGGCTCTATGCAGGAGCCGGGATACATGACCCCTAATGAAATTCGTGCTGCTGAGGGGCTGCCGCCCGTTGCAGGCGGGGACACCCTGACAGGGCCGCAGGAACAGTCCGGCAAAAAGCCCGCCAAGGAGAATGACTAGTGAATAAGTTCATGCAGCTTTTGCGCGATAACGCCAAGGCTTCCGGCATTCAGCCCGTGAAGGTTGAGGTGCAGGACAAAGAGGCCACCCTCTACCTGTATGACGTGGTTGTGGCAACAGAGGATGAGTGGTGGGGCGGTGTTGGTGCAGATGCGTTTGTAAAGGCGCTGCACGGCCTTGCAGACAAAGAAGTCATTCATATTCGCATTAACTCGCCGGGGGGCAGCGTGTTTGCCGCCCGTGCCATTGAACAGGCCATTCGTGAACATCCGGCAAAGATTATTGCCCATGTGGACGGCTACGCAGCTTCTGCTGCCTCGTTTATCGCCGTTGCCTGCGATGAGGTGGAAATGTCCGCTGGCGGGTTCTTCATGATTCACAAAGCTTGGATGTGTTCCTGTGGCAACTCTGATGATTTTATTCAGGCTACGGCATTTTTAGAGAAAGTCGACACCTCGTTGATAGATACATATGCCGCTGAAACAGGCCAGAAAGCAGAAGATATAGCCGCATGGATGCAGGCTGAAACGTGGTTTTCTGCACAGGAAGCCGTTGAGTACGGCTTTGCGGATCGCATTACGGAGGGCAACCCCAAGGCAACAAAAACATGGAACCTTGCGGCCTATGCCAATGCGCCAAAGCAGACTGAGCCTGTTGAGCAGGCTGTACCGACTGAACAGGTTCAGCAACCCCACAAAGAACATGATCTGCAACCCGCCATAGCAGCCAGTGCGCAACGGGATCATTATTTGCGCCGCTTGGATGTAGCCGAGCGGACAGGGCGCTAGCGGGTTCCCGCAGGCGCAAAACACTATATCCTCAGGAGGATGTATGCCGACTATTCAGGAATTGCGGGAACAGCGTAACGCAAAGGCCCGCGAAGCGCGCAACCTTGTAGAAAACAACGAAGGCGACAAATGGACACCGGAGATGGGAGCCAAGGTTGATGAACTGCTTGCTGAAGTTCACCGCCTTGATGATGACATTGCACGCTACCAGAAAGTGCTTGATGCCACTGCCGACGATGCCGTGCAGAATACCGTTACCGAAGCTGTAAACCGTTTTCAGCGGGATAATTACGGCAAAGATGTAAATCCGGCTACAGCCTTGTTCGCTAAGTGGCTCCGCAAAGGGGACAATGCCCTGTCTGCTGAAGAATGGCAGCAGGTAAACAATGCCCTGTCTACAGGAACAGGCTCCGAAGGCGGATACACCGTGCAGACGGATGTTGCCAAGGTGATTCTGGAAGCCATGAAGGAATACGGCGGCATGCGCGAAGTGGCGACAGTTATCCATA